GTCCGCAGTACTTTTCAAAAATTTCGGGCATCATTTTTTCTATCTTTGCTTTAGCTTCAATGAGACTCTTGCGTGTTTCTCCGTCACATGTTAGGTTTTCACAAAGAACTCGCAGGATCCCGGTGCCAAAAGGCTCTCCATTTACCGGGTTCCAACAGAAATGAATAATACTCTCGGGTGCCAAGGTTTTTCCGCCATAAGTCGCCGTTTGCTTATAGCCCTTAACTTCACCGTAGGCATCCCGCAAAACCTTCTCAATGCTCGTGATAGGCAAAATTTTAAGATTTTCCAGTTTGGCAGGTGTGACTTTCTCCCAAAAACTATTTCCATAAGCCACTACCTCCCTCGCGCCTATCTGCAACAAACCATCAAGATTTACGGCTTCATTAAACTTATCGATGATTTTCTTAGGTTTACCACTGTAATATTCTTCATTTGCCGTGGTGTAAAACCCCGCCCCCACAGCCTGATCCGCTAAAAAGTCCACAGCAGCCTTCGCCGCATAATCAGCAACATAAACCGCTACTTGATCTGCCAATGCAACCTTCGCCGTCTCTCCAACAACTTCTTTCCAAGCGGGTAGGAGGGTGCCCTGCGGTCCCTTTTCCCGCAAAGAAAATTCTTTAATACGCCTAAAAAATGAACTCATTAAATTGCACTCCTCAAGGCGGGGGCCGGGGCCTTCTCAATTTCCCCCGAACTTTTGAAGTGTTCCTCCAGGATAATTTGAATGTATTCTGATCGCGATCGTCGAGCCTTAAGGCTTGCTTCGTCAACCTTAGCAATAATCTCCTTCGTCAACGCAATAGAAATTCTGTCCTTTCTCAAAGTCCTTTCAATGAATAATTTAATTATTAACATTTAATACTTGTTGTGAATGTTTCACAACATCTTTTTTTAATTTAGAGCCTAAATTTTCTTTTGTTGATTGAAATGTCTAAAAAATCTGTTTCTACTGAAGAAAAACCGAAGGGTTTAGTTTGTCCATTTTGTGGCAAACCCATGAGAATCACCCTCGAGGAAGCTAACCTTTACGTATGTGACGGATGCGGATTCCTGGCGTATTTTGCCAAACTTAAGCCTTAAGGAGTAAACCATGCCAATTCACCAAGACTATCACGGCATGCTTGACGGCATGACAGACCAGTATTGCGACGGAAAAACAGAGGACACAACCACAGGTCAGACCGCTGAAGGATATTCGGGCAAAACTTGTCAAAAGGCTCTAAGCGTTTTTTATGCAACATGCAAGGAAAAAGGATGGGACTACACTAAGCCTCGCCCAAAAGAACGCCTTACTGAGCGCTTCCAATGGGCCATGCCAATCGAAATCATGGACAAGGAACGCATGATAAAAGGCATCGCGATTAAAGTCGGTAAAAGTCGCAATCGAATTAATTGGGCACAAGAAGAATTACAGAAATCAGCTCGCACCCTTGCAGGCATGCCCATACGCATTAATCACGACCCTAATTTGGGCGATATGGGAAAAAGCAGCATTAGGTTTTCGGAATTTGAAGATGACCAAATTGAATATTTCGGGTGGATAGATCCTGCCGCCCGCATTCCATTTGAAGGAAAAATGCAGGATCCATACGATCTTATTAAAAAAGGGGTCATTACTCATGGAAGTGTAGGCGCCCCGCCGCCTGCCTGGTGGTCCGATCCAGAAACACCACGATATTTTGTGTTCGATGAGTACAGCCTAATTTTGCCACCGGCAGAACCCGGAGCTTGGGGTACTTCCGTTGAGATTATGGAGAAATTATTGGGTGATCCGCCCATCACGGTTAAGGAGGCAAAAGAAAAAATGAGTTTAGAAGAGAAAATGGCTGAAGAGATAAGGCCCTTCATTGAAAAAATCCTTGACGAGAAAATTCAGCGACAAACCATTAAAACAAGCAGTGCCTTCCAAAAAGAAATTGATAGTCTCCACGAAAAACTAACACAGAATGAATCCACTCTTAAGAAGGAAATCGATGATTTAAAACAAAAATCAACAGAGACTATATCTGGCTTCCAAAAAGAAATCAAAGAGACAAAAGAAGCCCTGACTGCCTCAATTCAGAAAGGCGTCGATGAAAAATTAGGCGAAAGCACAAAACAACTTCAAAGCCTTCAGACAAACATAAAAAACCTTGAAGAAACATTACCTGAAACCATTAAGAAAAACATTTTGCGGGAAGTTGAGTGGACAACCGAGTACATTAATGATTTGCCCGACAGCTGCTTCGCCTACATTGAGTCTGGTGGCGAAAAAGAGGAAGGAAAAACTGTTCCCCGATCCTTGCGTCATTTGCCTTACAAAGATAGAGAAGGCAACATTGATAGAGAACATTTGGCTGCTGCTCTCCAGGCTTTAGGCGGAGCCAGAACTGGCAAGCCTCTTCCATATGCGGACGAAGCTAAACCTGTGCTTTGTAGAGCTGCTAAAGAAATAGAATTGGAAAGCGAAGTGTGCGGAGAAACTGAAATATGCCACATAAAATCCGACTTGGAAGCTGTAAAGACTAAATTGAATGAGCAGCTTTCCGAGGAAAAAGTCCGCAAAATCATCGAAGAACTTCTTGATAAGCATCGGATTGAGGAGAAATTCAAGGGCGAAAAACCTCCGGGCGAAGGCGTAATCGAGCCTAAAGAGGAGGAACCCATTTTCAAAATTCCCTTCAGCCAGAAACGATTGGCTGACGTGGTTCAATCACAGTCACAAACGTGACAAATAAGAAAACGAAAAATGGAGTGAATTCGAATGCCAACAGACAATTGGCCTGAGCAAGAAGGACTGATTGAGAGAAGCGGCATATATTCCTTCAGAAGCGACGCAGCCATAACACTTGGCAATGTAGTCAAAGCTGGCGACGCTGACCTTGACGTGGCAGTAGGAACACTTGAGGCCACCACATGCGTCGGAGTAGCCCTCGAAACCGTAAGCGCAGTCAACAAACAGCTCAGCGTGGACCTTTGTGGATCCGGCCACATCGTTAAGGTTGTTGCAGCCGGGGCGATTTCAAGGGGTGCCAGAGTTTACGCGGCTGCCAATGGTAAAGTTAACAGCGGTCCAGTAACGCCCGCCATAGGAGACGAGAAGAAAGTGTTGGGCTACACTTTGCAGGCGGCAACAACAGACGGCGACGAAATACTTATTGTCCTGGGCATTTAGGAGATGTCAAAGTTGAGCGAACGCGTAAGAATTTTGGAAAGAGAGCCGAAACCCAGTGGAAGTTTAATGCGCCTGGAAGAAACATTGAAACAGAAAGGCAAAATAAGTCTGACGGAGGGCAAAACTGTTGACCAGAGCCTCGCCCTTTTAAGGCAAATGATGGAGGCCGACATCAAAGATAAGGGCCTGCGAGAAGTATTAGTTGCGGACACCAACATTCAAATCGCCAAAGTCATGGATATCGTTTGGAGCGCCTTAGTGCCTGAACTAATCGGCAGAAATCTAATAACAGTAATGACAGGCATTTCGCCAGTTCTCAGAATTCCTAAGGCAGTGGTGGGCAAAGTTTACAAAGTCGGCCAGCTTGGAGGGGCGCCGGTAGGCGGCGAAACCTATGAATTCACGGATATTACGCCAGAACTTTACGGTGTCAACGTTGCAGTGCCACGAACACTCATTGAAGACGCAAGTTGGCCCGTTATAGAGAGGCAACTTGGAGAGACAAGTAGGGCAATGGCAGAGAAAGAGACTGAGGTTATAGTTGCAGCATTGGAGGCAGCGGCTTCAACTCAAAGCTACGCCACAAGTGTTTATGATACAATGTGCAATGCCATGAAGACTATGGGAGCAAATAATGCAAGACCCACTGTAATGGCATGCCATCCAAACGATTATTGGGGCAAAGTTATGCTCGACGCCGTCATCAAGAACTGGTATCAATGGGGTGGGCAACCAACAGTACCCTCAGGAGTTGTACCTCAAATTCTCGGCATGAAACCCTTCATAAGCACAAAGGTTACATCGGGCACCATGCTCTTCGTGGATCCAGCTCGCGTGGGAGTACATTATGTTCGCAGAGACGCAACGCTTGCCGATTGGGAGGACCCCATCAACGACCTTGTCGGATCTGTGTTAACAAGCCGCTTTGGATGTGGTGTGCTCCGCGCAAACGCAGTCCTTAAAGTGGCCACAGCATAAGCTCAGAAACCGTTAACTAAGCATTCTTCCCTATTTTCTTAGGTGATAAAATGAAGCCAGCCTTCGGAACGCCAGTTGGACAATGCGTCAAATGCCGCCAAGTTAAGATTGGCGGCGACTTCTTTAAAATGAAAAGCAGAGAAGTAAATGCCGAAGGCAAGCACATGCAACGATTATACTTTGTCTGCTCAGACTGCCTACAAAATCATCCTCGCCAAGAGATCCGGGAACTAATCGTCAAAATCAACGACGGAGAATCCAATACTTGAAACTCATTGCGGCGTATATTGTCTACAACGAGGCGCCTTTTTTAGCCATGAGTTTGAGCGCAATTAATGGGCTGGTTGATGAAGTTCTTATTGTGGATGGCTGCTTTGAAGGATTTGAGCCTGAAGCCAATGGCGCCAGTTACGACGGAACATTAAAAGTCATTAAGAAATTTCCCTTCAAGCAACCTCTTCGTTTAATTGAGGCACAAACTCCCTGGAAATCGGAAATGGATAAACTTAATCAATGGTGGCAATTCGCCGATGAAGACGATTGGCTTCTCGAACTAAGCGCTGATGAAATTGTTTTGCGGGGCCTTATGGCATATCGATGTTTTCCTTTAAAATACAAACTTGAGCATCAATACCGCGATTTAGATGTAGTTTTCACACAAAACCTTAACACTTATTTTTACCTGCCAAATGATGTTGATTTCGGCGTCACATGGTACCCTAAACTCATCCACGTTAAACCAGGCATTCATTTCGCTGAAAACCATTACACATTGAGGGACAAAGACGGCGGACAAATACCGGCACCAGGAAAATACACTAACGACCCCGACATAGAAATTTTGCATCTTCACCATTTAAGAAGCCCTGAACGGTTGAAAATGAGAAACGAATATGATAATTGGCGCTTTGACCATGAAAGGGGCGTCGAAAAACGTGAATGAACATCCTGACGATTTCTGGGGACGAGTGCATCGAGCCGATGAATTATTTGGTTTTGGCTTAGATATTGGGGCCGGCGCAAACAAAGTTACTTTTGTCGGGTGTGATCTGCGGAAAATAAGCGACGTACAATGCGATGCATGTTATCTCCCCTTCCGTGAGAAAGCCTTTGTTATAACTGTTTTTCGCCACAGCCTTGAACATGTCAAGCAGTGGCCAATGGCTCTCCAGGAGGCAAAGAGGATTTCAAGTTTCATTTTCATAATTCTGCCCAAAAAAGAAATTTGGGGAAATAGTGAGCATGTTCCCTATTTTGAGTTAGACGCTAAGAAAGTCAAAGATTTCGAGTATGGCATATGCTTTTTCCTGGAGGCTCATAATGGCTAAAATAGGCTGGGCAAAGGGCACATGCAGCAGATGTAACCGCACCTATTTTTTGCCGAGACCAGCCTTTCCCATTGTTTGCGATTGTTGGCTAATATGCCCTCTCTGTGGATTGACTATGGTACCATATACTCCGCCGAAACTCTTTCCCCCTGTTTATTGGCCCAAACCTAAGCCTGAAGGAACTTCCACATTAAGAGATAAAACCGAGAAACCAACCATAAATACTCTGGCGTACTGCGAAAGCTGCGACTATTATAGCGAACAACCCCCCGTTGAGGTCAATTTAAGTTGAGGCATAAGATTGATTTGGACCTCTGCAGGGCCGCCTTAGAAAAATTGGCGAAGGAGCCCACATGCTATGAGAACCTTCGTAAACACATCATTCGAGTTACAGCTTGTGGATCCCCTGGCAAAGTCAACCGCGTAATAAAGGATTTAGTTGTTAACGAATGGATTGAAAAGATGGGCCCCCGAGGCACAAAAACACCCTATCGAATAAGTGAAAGGGGTAAAGCATTTTTGAGGGGTTTATAAATTTAAAATGGGGGACTATGGGAATTGACGCATCCCTGAAAAGGCGGCATGCGGTGCGCGTCGAGTGCGGTCGCCGCGTCCCCCTATTACTGTCATTTTTGGCTTCTATTTTTTGAGTATCATTTTTTCGTAGTCATTTTTTGAAAAAATCCTTTAAAAAAGCCTATTTTCCAGATTAAAGTATGGAATTAATACGTAATGCGGATTGGGTTTTAACCAAGGAAAAAGACGGCTCTCTTTCGATTGTCTCCAGTGATGGCCAGAAACAACTCAAAGAATTGCGGAAGAGGCAAGTTGCCAGCCTTGAGAGCATTGCGGATTTTGCGGAGCACATGGAGGAATGACGAGATGGAGAGAAGCGATTTTGGAAAGGGCGAAGATCATGTAGCAGTGAGACGCTGCCTTAACATTGAGGATATTATGCATTTTAAAACGGAGTGGCGAATCGAAAAATACCACTCCAAAAGCCTCGCTGAAGCCATGGCCATCGGTGAAAAACCTTACGAGGTCATCGATTTTGAAGGCAACCTTCTGCTAAACGAAGGCATCCAAGCCTTCGAGGACCTGCTTGCCGGTTTGGCTACGCCGACAAAATGGGATAATACTAACGCTCGCTTGGGCGTAGGAGACAGCTCTGTCGCCGAAAGCGCCTCTCAAACAGGGCTGCAGGGCGCCAATCAAGTCTTTAAGGGCATGCTGACGAGTTATCCTTCGCGTTCAGGACAAAAAGTCAGCTGGAAAAGTGAGTTCACGGAGACTGAAGGCAATTTTGCATGGAACGAGTTTACTGCGGATAATGGCGCCACTGAGAACAAAAATCTAAATCGAAAAGTTCAGGCGAGCGGAACTAAAAGCGGCGGAACTTGGACCCTGACCTTGGGCATCACAATCAGTTAAAACCGTTTTGCCTCGAGGAGAGTTTCATTGATGCGGTGGCCGTTTACCAGAGCGCAGTCCAAAGAGGATTATTGGAACAGCAAATACCCTAAAGCAACGATCATTTACGAGGCACGCTCCATTCCCAACGTTGGAACATATCCACTTGACGTGCGAGCGTTTTTCGTGAATCCTCGGTGTGAGGAACTCCAGAAAATCGTTAGACATTGGCGCAATGACAAACAGGATAAACAAGCGCTTGCGGCTCAACTTTGGGTTGCATTCAACATAAAGTACATTTCAGACAAAGAAGAATTCGGACTTGAAGAATTTTGGTCTTATCCGTCTGAATTGCTCAAGACTGGCAAAGGAGACTGCGACGACGGCGCCATATTAATAGCAAACCTAATGATCGCTTGTGGAATTCCCTACTGGAAAGTTCGCTTGACTGCTGGTATGACTCCGTTTGGCGCCCACGCCTACGTCACCTATTTTTGTGATGAGTTAGACCATTGGGTTGCAATGGACTGGTGCTACAAACCAGATTTTAGTCTAATCTCAGATCGTCCAGACTACAAGGACTCTCCCATTTACGGCGAAGTCTGGTTCAGCTGGAACAGGAGATACGCATTTTCCAAAGGAGTGAAAGAAGAAAATGAGCAAGCAATTAAGGCATGTGTGGAAAAAATTTAAGATTGCAATTCTTCTTTTCCTGCTCTTTATTGCGACTTTATTAGGATTGCAGTTTCTGCCTAAACATTATCCGCCAACAGGAGCGAGTGTTACCCTTGTTGTTAATAGTTGTAATGATGCGAAAACTGGCTGGACAAGCGTTGACCCGCATCCCCATTTAGAGGGCACAGGTAATGGCTATGTCTACACCAACACGCAGGCGGCGACAGTCGGCGACTTTGGCTTCCAAGACACGACTGAAACTGGAACGATAACCTCAGTTTACGTTAAAGTCTACGCCAAAAGTGATAACGTCATGAGTGATAACATTAGAATCTATATTTCTGATGGCGCAACTTGGACGGATAAAGGAACCATCTCCACCACGCAAACTTACACTTGGTATAGTAAAGATGTTACCACGCAATTGAACACTTGGACGAAAATAAACGCTGGAATGCTCTATTTAAAATATGAGTATATCAGCACGCCCTATACCACTTACGCTGATGCCGCAAAACTTGAAGTAACATATACACCGCCACCACCAAAACCGCCACAGTATAGTAATGTTGGCTATAATAACACTGTCATCAACAAGCAGACTGTTTTTACTTGTAAATGGGTGAATGGTTCCTTTTCGCCTGCGTTGCTTGATACCGCCATATTTTCGTGGAACGGAACCGCTCCATACTCTTGGGTAAACATGACAGTTTGGGAGCTTGCAAAAGTGACAAACAAATGGTCTAATGCATCTAAATTTTTGCTCACAGCTTTCAAGAAAATCGGTTTCAAGTTTTACTGCAAGGACACGTCGGGGCTATGGAATGCAACCACCACTACCGCTTTCACGGTAAGCCCGCTGATTCTCAGACCTAACGCAGATGGCGACATCAACGAGTGGACGGGAACTTATGCGAGCGTAAACGACCAAAGCGACTCTACCTATGCAAGCACTACGGCGGCAAGCAAGAAGAGTATATATAATCTGCAAGACATTTCAAACGTAGCAAGTGTTTCAAGCATTGTCGTGAAAAACAGAGCATGTGGCGGAACTTCTGGTTGGTATTATAGAATTACGTGCAGAAGTGGAACGGATGATTATTACAGTGGTGACATATATGTATCAACATCCTACCAAGACTTTTCATACAACATCACCACCTTAAAAACTTGGACTACATCACTCATCAACGCTCTTCAGGCGGGCGAGTATTCCGTATTTACTCAAACGCATTACGTTTCAGAAGTGTGGGTTGAGGTCTGCTACACACTCTATGATGTTACGCCACCCACAATCAAGTTAAACTTGGCAGGGAACAAAGCGGAAGGAAACTACACTGCCTTATCGCGGCAGAAAGAGAATTTCCTCTATGTAAATGCCACAGTGACGGATAACATTTATGTCATCGATGTCTTGTTGAGTTGGTACAGTGGCACGTGGACTAATTATACAATGACAAGGGATTATCCTAAAAGTTTCTACTGGAAAAACATGACGAATCAGGCTTCAGGCATTGACTACACCTTTAAAATTTATGCTTACGACATTAAAAATAATCTCACATCTTATACTTGGAAAAAGCCGAATGTAACTCAACAATATCCCGCCGAGGTGCCTTGGATAACGAAATATTGTAGGCTCGGTTATTCCCTTGGAGATTTGGCTTACAAGCACTATTTCTATCATTATGCGGGATTTTACAGTTCAGTCGTGCAAGCAATGCCAGTTCTTCCACATGAGCAGCTCGTGGATTATGGTGGCGAGGACACGGGGTTCTTGCTTGAGAAACGCCCTACGTCTACTTACACCATTACTTGTTCACAGTATATCTGGTTCTGGATGGAGAACAACTTAACGGCTGAAGACACAATTGACAATGTGTATTGGCACCTATGGTGGAGAGCCATCCCGAATAGCGTAAGCCTAATTTACATGAAGAATGAGGAAAGAACGGGGTCGCTGGGAGGCATTTCGAAACAAGAAAGCGTTACCGTAACTAAAACCGATAAAACATTTAACAATGAGCAACAAAACGTTACCCTTGGTGGCGTAGTTTATCATTTAAGCGGAAAACGCCTCATAACATCACTATCAGTTTCAGTGGATGACAACGATGTTTATGAGTTGGGCACCGCATTATCGGGCGCCAGTGGGTCATACCCCCAGATTCTCGAACACCCGAACATGACTTCATTCATAATCTTCAACTTGCCAAGCAACGCCACCCTTCAAGGTTTAGATACAGATAACGACGAAATAAGCGATTATGCAGAGTTGTTTACTTATTGGACTGACCCCTTTGACAATGACACAGATAACGATTACATGAACGACAAATGGGAAATAGATAACGGATTTAATCCATTACTATGGACGCAGGTAGCGGCAGATTTAAGTCTCAGAATCAAAGACTGGGACTTAACCGACAATATTCAGGGCGCAAAAGTTTATCTCGACGGAGCACTCAAAATTTCCGACCCCAATGGTTGGGCAAATTACACTCGCCCTTCTGGTCAAAATTATATTATTAAAGTTTCACATCTCGGCTATTGGATTAACAACTCACTCATTCTGTTGGACCAAGACAAAATTGTAGATGTGAAATGCAAACTTCACGATGGAGAAGCGTGGATAAGAGATTATGAGAATTTTACAAATATTGTTGATGCCCCAGTCAAATTTTATAACTCAACTAATCACGAGCTTGCAAGCGGAACGACAGACGCCAACGGCAAATGTTCCTTCACGAATTTGCCTAACGCCACGTTAATATTTAAAGTGTGGAGAAACAACACGCTTGTCTTCAGCGGCTACACGCCCGTTCTAACCGAGAACATTATATTTCAAAAACATGTCAACATAAGCTACTGCATCACAAACGAATGGTGCCCCCGAGCCGTCTTCTCAACGGATATAGGCAAAAACTTGGGGCAAGTCAACGCAAGCCTATGGAGTTTCGTTCAATATACAGCCTTCGTAATTGAGTGGACAAACGGCTCCAGAACGGTCTTCATGCGAGGAGAAACATGGAACGTAAATGTTGTTTTAACGGCTGATGCGAAATACATCTGGACTTGGACAACTCAAACAGGAGTGTGGGTGCACAAATATGAGTAGTCAAGCTCCCTTCCTCATCTATGGACACGTAAAGAAAAACGGGGTTGACCAAGCAGGTATCTCGGTTACGGTTAAAGATGAAACAAACAATGAGTCTTCAGTGGTCGTAACGAATGTTAATGGATTTTATGCAATAGACTTAGGGGACATTACAAGGTATCCATCTGGCTATGGCATAACCGACAATATTAAGGCATCTTGCACCGTTGAAGGCGCATACATTTACAAAACTACAACCGTGAGCACCGCACTCATGGGGCGAGAATTACATCTTCTCCTTACCACAAAGGAAATTGACGACCAAGGAAGCGGCGTGGATGACGTTTCCCTTACAAAACCCGTGCAGGTTGACGATATAGGCAGCGGAACGGAGAGCCTTATCTTAGATAAAATGTTCACCATAGAGGACGTGGGCCAAGGAGCAGACGAAATCACTTTAACCATTAGCGGCGGCAACGTCGTAATCAATGACCTTGGGCAAGGCATAGATGTGATTGAGCAAGTGAGAGCCTTCATTGAAAGAAATGATTTTGGCAACGGCATAGATGAAGTAACCGTTGTCGGAGTAACGGAGAAAGAAATCGCTGAATATGGAGTTGGAATAGACGAAGTAATTGTTCTACCCGCCATTATTCAGATAAGCGATTATGGAATGGGACAAGATGCAATCTTAATTGATAAACCAGTTGATGTTTCCGATTTTGGAAGCGGCGCCGAAGAAATAGTGCTTGAGAAGGGATTAGGAGACAAAGTAATCGAAGACGTCGGCCAAGGCTTAGACAGCATTGCAATCGATAAGGCTGTTGATATTCTCGATGTTGGCCAAGGTCTGGATGAAGTAATTGTCTCTACTGCCTCCTTCCCATTCTCTATGGCAATGGAGGAAATTTCGCCGATTACGATGGAAATGGAGGAAATCGCGTTGATTAACATGAAAATGGAGGAAGTAATAGCGTGATTAAGCATCCAGAGGATACCATCCGCATAAAAAACACATTTAAAGACGAAAACAAAGCACTTTTTGACCCTGACACTCAAGTAGTCAAAATTTATGATCCTGCAAAATCCCTGAAAGCCACGATCAGTAATCCCACCAAGGTATCCTTAGGCGTTTTTTACATTGAATACGATATTCCAAGCGACGCAACGGAAGGTGAATGGGTCGCTAAATGGAAAGCCGTGAAGGGCACCTACAAGGAAACCGAGCCTTTTTACTTCAATGTGGAGGCTGATTAAATGGCTGTTTACTGCGCTATAACCCAGGTCAAACGAGCCCTTGGCTTAACTGAACTGGATTCTGCAGAGCTCGGCGAAATAGAGGACTTGCGAGACGAAATCAAAGACTTCATCGACAGCAAACTTGAGCCCCACACAACCGTTCCTCTCACAACGGTTCCCTCAGCCATAAGCCGCATAGCAGCCAAACTCGTAGCAGCAGAATTCAGATTAGCCAGGGCACCCACAGACCAAACTCTCCTGGCCCAACATAAAAAATGGGAAGACGAATTGAACGCCTACATCGAAGCAAAATACAAACAACCCCTTTTCAAGGTGGCTTAAATGAGCATAAGACCCCAAATCATGTATGACGACCAGAAACTTAGGGTTTGGCTCCATGACGGCCCCAAGCGTAACGAAGAGGCTAAAAGGCTTTTTCAAGTTTTGGGATCCGCCTTAGTTATTGACCGGATGCGTCTTTTTGCTCCCGTCCGGACCGGATTTCTCCGCGAAAGTATTGATGTTGACTTTACTGATGAGGGATTTGTAGTTTATCCCAAGGCTCCTTACGCTGTGTATGTTGAGAAAGGAACTGAGCCTCACACCATTTTCCCACGAACAGCTAATGTACTCCGCTGGTACGACGAAGCAGGCCGGCCGAGATACGCAAAATATGTTAGGCATCCGGGGACCGTGGGCGCAGGCTTCATTGTGCGGACCTGGGTTGCCGTGAAGGATCTGCTTGTCGATTTAATGAACCAAATTTGGGAGGACGTCCACCGTGACTGACACAAAAACTATCCGAAACAAAATAATTGACATTTTGAAGGCTTACTCGGCCTTATCCGCCGTCAAATCCTGGCTTATCGGAGAGCCTCCTCGAGCCAAATATCCATCATTTCCCTTCGGATGGGTCGAATGGAACCGAGGGCCTCTCAGCGCCCCGATTGGATTAAGCCAAATTTATGAGGACGAATTTTTCGTAGTGATTGTGGACCGGCATCCCGACGCCGACAAAGCTGAAAATAATGTGGAAACTTTTGTGTCGAAAATTGAGGATGCTTTGGCTGCGGATCCCAGCATCAACGGATTAGTGGCAGCCAGCTATGTTAAGCTGCGGGAGAAAACCAAAGTTTTCGAGGCTGACGCAAGCCTCGCAGCTGTCAGACTTACGCTTTGGTCAAGGCGTAAAGAGTAAAAGGAGGAATGAAAAACGGCGATAAAAAGATATGTTGGCCCCGGAAAAGAATCAATTTACGGAGGAGCAATGCCAGCCAATCGGTACATTGAGGCAATAGCATCTCTTAAGCCAGATCAAGGATGGATTATTCCTTCACCAATCGCAGATCGAGCATTTCGTAAGCGAAACCTTGGACCTTATAGAACGAGGGGAACAATTGGCGATTTTCCAGTTGAACCCGAAAATATAGGCGAGCTACTTTATGGGGCATTTGGTAATGTCCTAACGACTAACCCAGCATCAGGAGTTTATCTCCACACGTTTTCGCCTGCGGACTCATTGCCATCTTATACATTTCACATTGGCAGTGAACAAAAGGAAAGACTGGTGCGCGGGAGTCTTGTTGAAGCCTTAACAATTAAATTTGCCCATGATGACGATTTGAAAGCGAGAGCCGAGATTCTAAGCGGTTGGGTTGAAAGCTCACAAAATTTGGAGACAGTGGCTTTTTCAACGTTGCAGGCTCTCAACATGCTAACGGCAACTAACATTCTAACCATCGATGGCATAAGTAAGAAATATGAGATCTACGATTTGGAGATAACGATTAAAAACAACATTCCTTTCGACCGCGGCAACTTAGGTTCAAGACAATTTACGATAAAACGTTATGGAGCCAGAGAAGTCACCGGCAAATTAAGCGCATATTTTGATAACACAGAGGAATATGACAGGTTCATTGCAGGTAACGAATTCACTTTAATTATCCATGTTGACGGACCAGTAATTACAGGTGCATACAAGTATTACCTCGAATTTGAACTCAGAAAATGCATTTACCTGCGGGATGTAGCCCCGGACATTGCCGCTATCAACGAACCTTTAGTAGTTGATGCACCCTTCAAAGCCTTCTATGACACATATGGCGGTTTTAATGCCGAAGCTAAGGCAAAACTGCAAAATGCCATTTCAGCCTATTAAGAGGGAGGCAAAGTGAAGAAAAAAATCGAAACCATCGAATATAACATTATTCCTATATCGCCTCACTTGTCACCCTACGCAACCAGAATCGGCGAACTACTGCAGAAGAAACCCCAAAGTGTGCAGGAAGTTGAAGAAACCAGCGGCGAGATCAATGTTTTGATGGATAAATTACTCTCAGAAACCGTTAAACCTAAACCAACAAAAGAGCATCAAACCCAAGTTTTCAATATTCTATGTGAATATACTAACGCTGTTATCCAAGAGGCCCAGTTTTTTCGCAAAAATAAAGGATCCAACTCTGCAAAAGGCAACACAGCTCGCCATGGCGATTCAGAAGCGGCCAAGTGAAATTCTGGGATTGAGGGGGTCGTCATTATGGCTCCTCGAAGTGGACTATCAACTCGTCATGGATGCATTAGAAAAAGCGTCAACTGGACAAGAGGAGACGACGGAAGAGAAAATTAGGAAGATGAAGGAATGGCATCGCCAGAAGTAACGATTGGAGTCAACCTCGAAGGTCTTGAAGAGGTTACCGCAGGCTTCAATCAAATTGGAGAAGCATCAACTCAAATGGGAAATAAGATAACTCATTCTTCAAGTCAAATAGAGGTAAGCAACAGACGTTTAGCCTTTAGCATGGCAAGCGTAATCGCCAACAGCGTGCAATTAACTGACATCATCGGACGCATGTACTCTGGGCAATTGAATCTGGGCAAAGGGGCCCTTCTGCTTGCTATGAATTTTCTTCAGTTGATCCCAGCCATTACCACAGTAGTCACCGCTATCAAGGCCATGGGCATCGCGTCAGCCATAACACAAGCCATTTCAAGCATGGGCGCCGCCATACCTTTAATAATCGCAGCAGCCGCAGCAGCTGCAGGCATAGCAATCGCGGCTTACGCCTCATCGGTTCCCAGTTACCAATTTGGCGGTCCAATCTATCAAACTCGTCCGTATTTGCTTCATGCAGGCGAATATGTTCTGCCGCGGGGCGCTTCGGCCGTAACTATTAATGTTTATGGCGCTGGTTCACCTCGCGAGACAAGCGACGTCATCATTGATGCGCTTCGTCGGCAAAGGGTGATTTAATGAGCCAAGTTGCGCCCGCCAAATGTAGAGTAGAAATCTTCCGTGGTCCACCATATTTTTTCGATGACCACTTCCTAAAATACACATGGGAAACTCAGCAGGCTGTTGCCTACAAGTACGGCGACACTGTTCTCGTTGAAATTTACGTTGGCACATTTGGCTTGATAATCCATCCTTTTGGAGAGACAATTAACACTAACCCAAATCGCTATCTCATTGTTCGAGTAACAGCCTTAACCGGGGGGTCCTGGTTTGTTCAGGCAAAATTGGGCGCCACAGTTCAAGTCAGCAAAACCTTCACAGACCTGGGATTAAAAATAATAGACCTCTACACAGAAAAAGGAAGTCATTTTGACTATGACCGCGTAACCTTAGGCGTCAATGGTGCAGTATATGATGATGTTACGGCCGATTACTACGCGATATGTAAACAGACTCTCCTTGTTCCAATTGACACCGGCGACGTTGTTGAACAATTAACCATAACGAAACCCGTTTTATCCCAAGGAATCGGAGGAGCCAAGTTAACTCTGCCTAACTTCGGCGGAGCCCTAAACGGAGAGATCAACAAGTTTGATAATATCATAATTTGGCTAAGCAGAACTGCGGTTGATCTTGGAAAGCCTGACGCTAAGGTTTTCGGCGGCAAAATCATTAAAATGACGAATAGAGCTAATGAATATGGAGCGTTTTTCATAGACCTTGACTGCCACAGCTACGCCCACGAATTAAATGTTCCACCGAGTCTTTTGCAGCAGTCATATTCCGCCGTGAATGGGAGGACAATTATTGAAGATGCTTTAGCAGTTGCAAACTACATAACAAAGCATCCCTTGGGTCCCCAATGGTTTGATAGCGGAGGGGCCTCCGGGAACATGGATGATAGGATTAACAGTACGCATGATGTTGAATACGACGAAGTTCTACCTATGACCGTTATTCAGGAAATTTTGGATAAGGCAAGCAATCCTAATGCGGTGAAAGGATTTGACATTTATGAGATGCCGAGCGGTGTTTTAGTTGGGCACCTGCGTAACAGTCTGGATTTTACCAGCCAAAATTCAATTACGCCAGAATCATACAATAAAGATGACGATATCCACCGTGTAAGGAATAAATTCAAGGTTTATGGCGCCGCTGCTAAACCTAATCCTTCTGATCGTAAAGCATGGAACCAAACCGTAGACAACTGGGCGGGAATTAACGGCTTCGGATTAACCGTCTATGATGATGGCACAAATAAATGGATACAAGTCAACGGAAACGGATCATATACTGAGATTGGGCTTAGACGTACAAACATTGGGACCCTGAAAGCAAAATTTGAGGCCGGCTACAAAGAATTCGCGTTAGTATGGTTCGCCGACTGTAATATTGATCGTGTTGACCAGGTCATTTTTAATATTCTTTGTCCAGATACGAGTAATTACTTTAAGTTGGTGGATACGGAGGGAAGAACCTATAGTACAAATTCCGAGCGAATTACAATCGGCCCGAAAAGCAATTTAGCATGGACGTCAGTCGGAAACCCAAGCTGGGATAATATTCAAGGATTTGAGATAAGAGTTATTCTTGACGTCGCATGGGCTTCGGGAGACCATTTTCGGGTTACTGCCGTACATTTCGACAAAGCCCGCTTCAGCTATGAAACTGCAAACTCAGAGGCTCAAGACAGCATAAACAAATATGGAGTGCGCAGAGACGAACCTACTGTTGACGAAACACTTCAGAGCGACACGGAATGCGAAACCAAAGCCAAATCAATGCTTGACCCAGTTAAAGACCCAGTGGTTTCCATACCTGACGTTGTTATTGACGGAGATTATTACAATGGTGGCGACCGACAGAGAATCATTGTTCCCAACGACAATATTGACACTTACCTCCGCATAATTCAAGTTCAACATCAAGTTGTGGGACCTACCTGGGACAGTATTCTTCGACTTTCGTTTGAACCAGAAGTTATTGATTATGTGTTCCGAAAATTGAAGGAGGCAATTGGGTGAACATGGTAACGCTTAGAAAAGGCTTTGTCATTTGCTTCTTTTGTGTTTTGGCGAGTTTACTTGTGGCTTTAGGCTTCAACACGCTTGACTGGATCGTCTGGACCCATACATCTCCTTCGCAAATTTGGATGATGGCCCCCTGGCTCATCTTGCCAATCTGGTGGGCCTACTTGCTATGTGGCATTCTACCCTTATTCATCGGCGGACTTTTAGCCGGCGCAGCCATAGGATTAGTGAGTTCAGAGACAAAAACTGCAGTTCAAACCGTTTATTGTCGTCTGCGTCGTCTGCGACGTTTAAGGAGGGAGGCAAACGAGATCAGTTAAGGTTGAGGAGTTGAAGAAGGGCGACCTCATTCTGGTGCGTTGGAATGACGCCAGCGAGTTCAGGGCTTCTCTTAATCAGCATGTGCAGCAGCCAAGCGTTCACGTTAAGGACTGGGGCGTCTTTTTAGGCGTTACAGGCAAAAAACGTAGGCATATCGTTATCGGTAAGGATGTTGTTGAGTTGTTCAATGAGTGGAGCGCGGCGAGGATCCCCCTGGAACTTGTTAACAACATTGTTTTAGTTATGAAGGGCAGGGAACTATCTAAAGTTTTAACTGAAATTCAACTTTTGACGAGGCGAGTGAGGTTGAGACGATTGAGGTTTGATAGATATGCGAGGATTCAGATGGCTTAAGAGGGCTTTGACAAAACGGGTTACTACGTACATAGGGGAAGGGGATATACGTAGTAAAAAAGTCCGAATGAAAGAAGTCCCTCCGAGTGAGCGCCTAATTTTAGGTGTGTCCTTCGCCATTGCCTCTCTGCTATGCCTCACAGCCCTCGAAATAGCCTATATGGTCGTAGTAAAGTCCTTCTCGAGCGAAATTTTCGCTGCAATCACACTTGTGATCGGCACTATTTTAGGCAGTTTCTTCGGAGCGAAAGCATAATGACAATGAAAAAGCGTGATTCACGAGGGCCCCCCGTACCCCCCGAGGGAGGGGGGAGGGGTATAGAGGACTTGATCAAAATAGAATGGGAAATCATGGAAGATCTAAGGGATTTAGCCTTAAAAGCAAAGGATGAAAGATTAAAAGCCCTTCATTATCAAAATCTTTCAAGCCACGCCCGAACCTTAGCCTATCTTATTGGTCAATGCGGAGGAGGCATTAAGGAAGGTCAGGATTTGGCTAAACTTTTGGCGCGAATCAATAGGAAAGCACGTAAGTTTGTGAGGGATATCCGTCGTGGAAAAATCGTTACGGCGGCTTAGAGATGACCCCGTGTTCTTCGCTAAAACTTTCATGGATTTTGAGCCCTTCGATTACCAGAAAAAATTGCTGCTGGACTCCAGCCCGAGAATTGTAAGTTGCATGGGCCGTCAAACGGGAAAAACTACGACTATTGCTGTTAAGGCTATTCATTTTGCTTGGACCCACCCCAAAACCACTACATTGATCACAAGTCCTTCGTTAAGACAAAGTATGATCATGTTCGACCGCATCTTAAGTTTCATTTATGCTAACTCCTATCTGCCAAAAAGTGTGGTCCGCAAAACCCGCACCATAATTCAATTGAGCAACGGCAGCCAGATCGTAGCCCTGCCCTGCAGCCAAAATTTACTACGTGGATACACCGCAAACCTGATTATAGCGGATGAATGCGCCTTCATGCCCGAAGAAGTGATCACGCAGGTTATTTTTCCCATGCTTAGCACAACCCAGGGATCCGCCATTTTCCTAAGCACGCCTTGGGGTAAAGACCACTTCTTTTACCGGGCCTTTATGGATCCTAATTATAGCGTGCACCGTGTCAGAAGCGAGGAATGCCCCCTAATCACAAAGGAATTTCTCGAAGAAATGCAGAGGAACATGACGGAAGACGCTTTTACCCGCGAATATCTGGCCGAGTTTAGCGAGGCGGCGAGCTGCTACCTTCCTCAGGACCTCATTCGCAGCTGCGTGGATCCAGAGCTTGAATTTATGCCCAGCCTGGAAGTAGACGTCCCCTCAGGCGAATATTATGGGGGCGTCGATTTTGGCAAACTGGAAGACTATAGCGTCCTTTCAGTATTAAAACGCGAAGGAGACATTCTTAAATTGCTTCATCTTCGCGAGTTTCCAATCGGAACCCCCTATAGTAACGTGATAGGCTACTCAGTGAAAGCTAATCAAAAATTCAAATTCCGAAAAATGCAAGTCGACCAGACGGGAGTCGGCGAGCCTGTGCTCGAAGAATTGAAGGCTCAGGGCGTGCCTGCCGAAGGCTTAACTTTCACCATAAAAACCAAAGAAGAACTGCTCAGCTGCTTAAAAATTGCCATGGAACAGAAACGCCTCAAAATGCCCTATGACCGGCGCCTATGCGAACAGATCAACGAGCAGCAATACGCCTACAGCAAAAGCGGTCATCTACAATTCAGCCATCCTCAAGGTAGCCATGATGATATGTTATGGTCTCTGGCGCTTGCGGTTTATATTGCAACGATGGGAAGGGAGGAGCCCAGCCATTTAGTGAGGGCCTACTAAAATGCGTGAGTTTTTTCGTGTTAAGAAGATCACTCGGAAGTGGGACCGGTCCACTGGCAAATTTCATTATGATATCCGATTTAAGACACGAACCGAGGTTACGCCCAGAACCGTAGCGGTGGCTGAGGCTTTCGGTTTAGGTGTTGACGAATACCAGGAGCACATAATCTACGACAACGTGGAGTTAAAAATCGGCCCTCAAGACATTGTTTACATCACGGGGGAGTCAGGTTCAGGTAAAAGCGTTTTGCTAAAGGCTTTAGAAAAGGACCTGGGCGATCAAGCTATAAACATCGGTAACGTCACCGATGGAGTTACTGATGGAGAGAAACCATTAATTGACACTATTGGCGAGACTATGGAAGAAGGCCTCGAGCTCCTTTCCCGCGTAGGCTTAAATGATGCCTTTCTCTTTGTGAGGCGTTATAGCGAGCTTTCCGATGGACAGAAATACCGTTATCGAATAGCTAAGTTGATTGAGAGCGGCAGGCAGTTTTGGGTTATGGATGAATTCTGCGCCACGTTGGACCGGGATACAGCTAAAATTGTTGCTTTCAATGTGCAGAAGCTGGCTCGGCGCTATGGGAAAGCTGTTCTGGCTGCCACAACTCACACTGATTTATTTGAGGACCTATATCCTTCCGTGCACATTCACAAACGTTTCGGAAAGGAGATCCATGTGGATTACTATCCCAATGAATCAGCTGAAAAGTGCAGCCTAACTAAAGAAATGCACCTTGTAAAAGCCTCTCTAAAAGACTATAAAACGCTTGCTCACTTTCATTACCGAGACTCTAAAGGCATTCCCGTAGTGCAGAAAGTCTTCGCTTTAAAACGTGAAGAAGAAACCGTTGGCGTAATTGTTTACAAGTCTCCTGGAGTGATGGCTTTAGGTCGATCCTTAGTCTCAGGCCGCAAAATCGAATTAAATGAATTGAATAAGGATTGGACCCTAATCGCTCGAGTTGTCATCCATCCAAAATACCGCACCATAGGCTTAGGCGCCAAAATAGTGAAGGATACGCTCTTCAAATGCGGAAGGCCATATGTTGAGAGCATCGCAGTTATGGCCCGCTATAACCCATTTTTCGAACGAGCAGGCATGCAAAAAATAATTGAGAGCACTCCGGACAAGCGGATCCTCCAAACCCTCCTCGGCCTCGAGGAAATCGGCTTCGACTTAACCTTCCTCAGCAGCGAAGCCTACAACCTGCATAAACTCCATGCCTCCATGGAGACACGAGAAAAGGTCAAAAAAACGCTACGAGAATTGGGCTGTAAAAGCGGCATCTACCGCAAACGTTTAGCCTCATCCGGCCAAGCCTTCCTAAATAAAAACGAATTTGAAATGGTCCTCGAGAAAGCCGACGAAGAGAAACTCGCCAAAATGCTCCGCATACTCAGCTTCCTGGCGCAACCCAAGGTCTATTTATTCTGGAAAAATGAGCCAGCTATTAGTTTCACACAATTTCTGAGCCAAAATACATTACAAACCATTGCCTAAAACTTTCACTTACCTCTCTCTGTCTCCACTTCGCCACTATGCGTTGCGACACTCAATTTAAAACCGCCAAAGATCAACGAGCCCTTTTGGAGATGATGGAATGAAAGACTATATTAGAGGAGCCTTTCAAGCCTTAGCCTGGGTCCGCATGCTACTATCCAACATAAAAGACCTCGCAGATCTGGAGAAAGCACTCGCCCAAATCGACCAAACCTTAGAAACGGTGAGAACAGCAGCAGCTAAAGACTTCCAACAAGATATACAAACAGAAATCAAAATTCAGTAAGGATAGTCGTAGCAACTGAAGTGTATACTCAAGTATACACCTCTCTTTTTCTATTTGATAAGGCCCTATTAAGTGGAAGCTTCAAGACTTCCCAAAAGAGCGAGGTCTTCCTTTAGTTTCGGCAGCACTTTTTTACCTCGATGACGGAGCACATGGATGAAATCATTTGGAACACGGTCCTGCAGAAACTTCTTAATTGCCTCCCTCTCCCTTTCAGTGAGAATATACTCCCTCATACGAACCACAGTCAGAATGTTGGCATGTGAATATTTAAGACTTACTGTGATAGAAGGCCTTTTATACAGCCACTTACAATAGTAGTAAGTGGACTCCCGTTCCCAGCGGAGGGATCAATCCGGGGGATGTGAGGTCCCAACATACTCTTCGGAAGCTCAGTCACTGAGCTCCTCTTAAATAGCTCCATTATTTTTTCAGAGCGTTTTTCAGGCTCTTTCATCAGTTCAATGGTGGGGCGGAATTCCACCTTGCCCGAGTGTCGTTGGTTGTTTATCGAACTATGTCAGGCTTACATTTGACAGTACCTCCCCCTGGGGGAGGTAGTTACCTATATAACAACTCATAAAGGAAGACTTGAGAGCACCCCTGGCTTGACGGTGGGCCAGCGCATGTGCGCTGGCGGTGTATTTTCCCCCGCAAACTCCCTCTTTTTTGTTAGTTTCATTTTCAGTGATCTCTGTCTGCTTTGTGGTTGTTTGTTGCGTGATAGGTTTTTTAAAGGTTGTAATTCTACTGAGGTGTTTTGGTGTTGCTATGGTTGATGTGGAGTATGCCAGGGGATGGGATGATTGCTTAGAGGCTGTGAATACCATTTTGACAAAGGCTAAGGATATGGCTGAGATTAAGAGGAAGGTTAGGACACTTCAGGAACTTGTCAAGGATAAGAAGTTTGAGAAGATCAGGTATGACTTAGGCGTTTTCGATGTTTTTTAGTGTTTAGTTTCCTTTTCCTCTTTCCACAGCCAAGAACCAATCCAGATTCCAAGTATGCCTCCTACGGTGAAGCCAGCCATGAACACGCCAAACACAAACAGCAAATCCATGCTTTCACTTCATTCTATCCTGGGTTGCATACTTCGCATGGGCGGTATCCGGCTGCTCTGGCTTCTGCTGGGCTGTCAAACCATATCTTATTTTCAGATTTGATTTTTTCAGCGTAGCGGCATGATGGCTTATGGTATACGTTGGATTCTTTGCTGGCGACAACCCGCTCAATTGTGGTTTGTTGATTTTGTGATGGGGTGCTCGTAGTAGGCGGCTTAGGTAGAGAGAGTAAATACAATGGGATAATCGTGCCTATCGCTATTAAAGACAAAGACGCAAAAATAATGTATTTTCGCTTCATTTCTGACCCTTCATAATTTCTTCGTATTTGAGGGTCACGAGAAGTCTAATTAGATCCGCATTTTTCTGAAGGCCATAGAATCTTTTGACTGCTTGGAACTTTTTTGCCATTTCACTTTCGAAAAGAACTCTTACGTTATATTCCTCTTTTTTCGTCATTTTGTTTCCATGTGTTACTCTCCGTTACTCATCATTTAAATATTGTGTAATTATCTTAAGGAAAAGGCTTATATAGTTATTTAAAGTAACTTAGATGCACGGTGAGTAAATGGGCGAAAAATTAAACGTGAGAGTTGAGTTCAAGGAAGAAATGATCCAAAAATTCGAGGCCGTCAAAAAATATCTGGGCTTAGAAATCAACGCAGAAGTCTTGCGATTGCTTGTAAGCGACAAGTTCAAAGAGATCCAGGATGAAGCCAGAAGTTTTGCAGCTATTGCCCAGGCGAAGGAGGTTTAGGGGTTTTTGCCTAATCGTTTCTGCTATACCTGTAGGCACTACGTCAAAGATGGCAGCGGATTATGTACGGCGAAGGCTGAGCAACATGGACCCTACCACACATGCGATCAGCACGAATATTTCGGCACAATTTTGGAGTGTCCACTCTGCGGATGGCCTCCGCAAAGGTTCTTCAGCCGATCAGCCTTGAAACGGCACATAACGAGGATGCACACGAGATCCCGCGCCCTTGAAGTCTTGCCAATCAAGGAGGCTTAAGCGTTGTCTGGTAAGTCGAAGTTGGAGCAGATCCGCAAGCGCCTTGCACAAAGGAAAGCCACAGGTCGAGGGGCGTGACTGACAAATTGACCGTCAAAACGACTGACAAATTTAAGCCAGGAGACAATGTTATCGTAATATCGCCTTATGCCTATGCACGCGGACCTTTCACAGTCAGAAAATTCATTGACGACCTCATATTCGTTAAAAGGCGAAATGCTCCATTTGTGCAAAGCCAAGTGATACGGCTTAAACCTGGTCAAACAATGCAAGAGGCTTTGTTGGCTGAACTCCCGGAGAATCAGCGTTGCGAAGTCTGCGGTTGGAATCCGGCTCCTGAGCGTCATTTCCTAACGATTCCGGTTCCAGAAGCCTTTACACGAGTATGTATGGAGGATATGGCTGCTATCAAAAAGG